GCACAATCAATCGGATATTCATGGCACTTCGCGCCATTGATCGCCTCAAGAAAGCCGCAAACCTGGAAGCCGTTAAAAGAACCGTTGAGCTTTCAGACGGCAGTGAGTTTGAAATGTGGGTGACGCCATTGACGATGGCTGAGCGTGAAAAGGCTCAACGCAAGGCAAAGTCAGACGATGCCACTGCTTTTGCTTTGCAGCTTTTGCTGACCAAAGCTAAAGACGAGAACGGCAAGGCACTGTTTTTAGCAGGCGAGATTGACGTTTTGAAGAATGAAGTCAAGGACAAGGATCTTCAGAGCCTGATGCTGGCGGTGCTGAGCGACGACAATGACGCCGACAGCGACATGAAAAGCGCTGCAGAGTGAAATCAAGCATGATTCTGCTCTGCAGTTTCAATTCTTCTTGGCTTCTGAGCTAAAGATGACGCTTTCTGAGCTTCAGGCTCGGATGAGTCAGGAGGAAATGATGGGCTGGCACGCTTATTACGTGAATAAAGCAGAAGAAGAGGAGAAGGCGTACCAAGCCGCTAAGCGGCGAGGGCGGTAGCATAGGAACATCGTCGTAGTGGATCAACGTGGCCTATAAGACCGAGATCCAGATCGGCGTAAAGGGTGCAGACCGCCTTAGGGAACTGCAGCGACAGATAGAAAAAGTCTCTAATGCGATTGACCTGCTTGGAGCGCGAGATTTATTTGAGAATAAAGCTCTTCAAAGCATTGACACATACAACAGGGCCTTAAAAGAATCTTCTCGCAATCTGCAGGCAGTAAAGCTCGGAACTTTAGAGGAGACGAAGGCAATAAAACTATATGTAGACGCTTTAGGTCAAGCAAATCAAGCGCAATCCAGGCAAAACGCACAGATTGAAAAAGAAATAGCCCTAAGAGAAAGGGCTGCTCGAATCAGACAGTTACCACCAACTCAGGCTACAACTCAGTTTGATGCGCCTATCGGTCCTCAACAGGCTTCATTCCTTACGGGAATTTCTAGTCCTGTAGCAGGTCGAATACAAGATATAAAAACTGCTCAAGCTGCCATGGTTGCTGCTGAGTTAGAAGTTGACCGAACCAGAAGAGCTTTTGAGGTCCAGTTTACGCAAACTCAGATCAAGAATGACGAGTTAATTACCAAGAAAAAAATAGATCTTCTGGATAAGGAGACTAAGCGGGCGATGGATAACAGCAAAAGAGAAAACGATGCGGCTTTGAAGGATTTTGATCAACGTCTAGCGACTAGAGACAAGGCACGTCAACGGCAGGCTCAACGAAGCCAAAGACTTGAAAGCCTTGCTCTTGGCGTAGGTTTTCCGCTTTTGTTTGGCGGTGGCGCTGGTCAAGCGCTTGGTGGATTAGCTGGATCGTTCCAGGGCACAGGCTTTGGCGGTCAAATTATTGGATCAGCTATTGGCGGAGCGATTGAAGATTTCATTTCGAGTGCAGCCCAGCTTGGAAACGCCCTAAATGAAATAACGCCTGACATGGAAAGGCTTGCAGAAGCCATTGGTGCGGTTGGAAATGAAGAGGGTCGTCGTCTTGAATTACTTGAGGAATTGCAGGGCGAAACAGTGGCATTTAATGCTGCACAAAAAGAGCTTGCAGTGCTGATTGGTCAAGGCGGAATTAACGCCTTAAAAGATTTAGGCAGTGAGACTGTTGAGCTTTCAAATCAATTTAATCGGTTTATTACCATCGTTCAGGCCGGACTGGCTGGTTTGATCAATAGTGCGGGTATTTTGTCGGGCTTGGTCGGGACTGTTTCACGAGCAGTTGCAGCTCGTCAGGCGGAAACCTCTCAGGATCCAAGGCTTGTCGCTTTACGTCAAGAACGTGAAAGCTTGGGAGGTGGCTTTGGGGCGGTGGGACGTGAGTTAGAGATTCGTCGTAAGATGATCGACGTTCAAATGGAGATAAATAAAGGCAGAGCGGAAGAGTTCAAAATACAGCTTCAGAATCTAGAAACGGACTTTAAAGCAAAGCAAGCAAAGATTGAGCAAGCCAAGATAGACAGGGAAAACGCCAGAATTGCGCGTGAAGATCATGCTTTACGTGTAACAGACCTAAGGGTTCAGCAGAGCGGCATACAAACTCAAATAAACCAGCTAGCCAACGAAGAAAAAATCTTCCAGATTCGCCAGCAAACTGCTGCCTCTACGGTTGAACTGGAACGTGCTCGTTTTGACGCACAGCTGAGCACATTACAGCTGCAGGAAGCTGGATTGCAGCGAGAGCTTGAAGGACTGCAGAAAAAAGAATTTAATTTACAGCGTCAACTGGACATTATCGACGCTATTGCTGAAAACCAGATACGGCAGGCTGAGATTCAAAATGAAGTAGCCAAGCTTCAAAACGCACAAGGTATTGCGCAGGCAAAAATCGCCCAGCAGCAAATCCAATTTGAAGTGCAGAGAATTAAACTGCAGCTTCAGATGGTTCAACTGAAAGCTCAAGAGATTAAGGATGATGAGCAACGAGCAGCAAAGATACGTGAGATTGCGGCAACTGAGCAGCAAGTTTTAGCGCTTACGAAGGAAATGGTGAGTGCAGGAAACAAACGGCTTGAGACTGCTATAAAAATTGCAAGGCAAAAAGACATCGTTGCTGACAATATCCTCAAAGGCAAGCTTCAAAGTATTGAGGCTGAACGTGTGGAGGCAAGGCGTGCGGCTAGGGCTGCACAGCTTGCAAAAGCAACAGGTGAAGCAGCTGACGAAGCCGCTCGACTGAACCGCAACATGTCGAAAGGCAGCGGCGGTCTCGGCAAGAAGACAACTCAGACGGTTAGCACTTCTATACCCATCGATCCAGATGTTCAACAGTCTGTTATAGATAGGGCTGGCCCTTTTGGCTTTCGAGGCCGTGGTGCTGTCTCTGAGATGATTAGACAGCTAGAAATGGCACAAAAGGCTAAGAATGCACGAACCGCTAAGGAAGCGCAAATGTCGCAACCAAGCTCCAGTTCGTTTGCAAGCTCCAGTTCTTATGGAGCCAGATCGTCTTCCAGCAGCGGAAGCGGCACTGCGACCGTCAACGTCAAGACTGGACCTGTTATGCAGGTTGAGAACAAGCGTTATGTGAGCATGGAGGATTTCGAGTCAGGTCTTCGTGAGGTGGCTCGTTCCACAGCGCAAACCTCGCGAAGCTATGGATCACGTCGTTATAGCGGTATCGGCCGATGAGCAATAGAGGTCAGGCCCAGTATTTACGTGTTTACACTCCTGGTGGAGCGGATCAAAAGCTATGGCAAAACTTCTACGTCAATGCTGATACAACACTTTCATCCAAGGTCTACAACTACTTTCCATTTGAATGGAACGGTGTCGGAGAAAGCTCAGCTTTAAGCGGCCATACGGTTTCGTTGAAGATGCCTGCTACATCGCTGGCGATTAACTGCTTTGAGACGGCTTTTAAACAGCAGCAGTTGTGCCTGGTCAGCACTTATGAGTTTGACGCTCGACTAGGTATTACCAATCCGCAGTCAGGCCAGACTTTAATTGCTGAATTTCTGGGCTATGTCGCTTCGATGAATGGATCGTTTACAGAGCTGACAGTTGAGTTAGGATCAACCTTAGCCCCCATTGGAGCGCAAATCCCGTCTAGGACGGCTACAAATGGGTTGGTAGGAGTTCCGATACAGCTATGAGCATTCGCGCTTCAGATCCTCTGTTTTTGCTGTCGGCCCAGACCGGCCTGAGCGTTGGTGAGCTTAAAGCGAAAGCTGCTGAAGGCAATCCGGATTTAGAGAAACAGCAAGAGGCTTTAAAGACTGGCGAGCCAATTCCTATTCTTTTTGGCCGTTTCAGAAACGGGAGTGGCGGCGTAATGGTGCAGCCAAAGATGACAGAAGCTTATTTCTCTAATTCAGTTGTAGAAGTTGAGCTTTCTACAAACGGTTCAACTTCTTTTACATCTCCTGTAGAGAGAGTTCAGGTCAAGTATTTATTAGTGTTGAGTGAAGGCGATATGGCGCAACTGCAGGTCAGGGACTTATTCCATGGAACTTGTAGGCATGGAACGTTCAATCAGGTCTATAACGGCAGGGCTGGAACATGGGACCCCGGCAATAATATCTACCAGTTTTTTGACTACACTGCTACTCAAAACGCAACTTATGGTTATTACGAGTTTAATCTTTCGACGTTGCAGCCGGGAGAGACGGTCGAGTACCCAGGTGCTAACAACTATTACTACAGAGGAACATCCACCGCTCTTGCAACGTATACTTCATTGCCACGAAAAGACTACGGATTCCCGGTCTTTTGCGGCACATCTGGCACATATAGCGGACTAACTACTTTAAGCTTTGAGCGTGACTTTGACGGAATCCGACAATTTGACGAACTTAAAAAAACAATTAACGTTTTTGTCAGAAACGG